TGATGGCTTCGGTGACGTTGATACATTTAAGCTAGGCAATGCTAAGTTCAATGATGGTACTAACCTTAAAGACGCAGAGAGTGACGCATTTAAACGTGCATGTATGCGTTTTGGTTTAGGCGTTGAGCTATGGTCTGGTAGTAAACAATCAGAAGAAGAAGCTACATCTGTAGCACTTGATGGTTACACTCAAGAACAAGCAGACAAAGATGCGATGGTTGAAGTTACTAAAGTAGATATGCGTTTGAAAGAAAACAAAATGTCTAAAGAAGATAAAGCTGCAGCTGCTGCAATCATGGATAGTATTTTAGGTACTGAATCATGAGTCAAGATGTACAGTTTATAGCTGAAACAGTGCAAAGTATAACTGCTAATGTAGAATCACAAGAAACTCTTAACAAGATACTTGGTTCTGCAAATCAGTATGCACAATTAAGGAAGTTACCTGCAGACAAAACAACATGGACAGATAAACAGTTAGATATGTATTTTAATTACATAGAAAAGCTTGTTGATATGCCTACTGTTGTTACGCAAGAATCATTTGACACTATGTCAATAGAAGAAAAGCTTAATGCAGTAGGACTTGAAGTAAAAGATAGCACAGAGCCAGGTGTACAACCAGCTGGTGATATGCTAGGAGGAGTTGTTAAAAAGATGGAACAACAAAATAAATATCGTGACGACCTTAAATGTCCATTCTGTGGACAGATGGTGTACGATAATCGTAATAGTAAACGGTCAGATAAAAGTCCAGACTTTACTTGCAGCACTAATGACCCTGTAATATGTGGAGGACATAGTGGTAAATGGCGTAAGTCTTGGTGGCTTGATAACTCAGACCTACCTAAAGAGTGGAACTTAGATGGAGAATCAATATGATACCTAGTGCATTTAGAGGGGTACTTGTACCCGCATATGTAAAAAGCAAAACACAATTAGTTGCTTGGGCGTTAGAGGAGTTTATGGAATCTGACCCTATAACTAATTGGGAGTTTGTAAGAGAACTATACTGCCATAGATTTGGTGGGATACTCTTTAACTTAAGAGCAGAAGGTTATGAAATAACTACACTGCCTACTAAAACTAGAGGACTTGTTAGTTACTATTGTACTAAAGTTCCTTCAAGAAAAACTACCATTAGCTAATGATAGAAGTAATTGTTGGGTGTTTGTTTCCTTTGTTTCTTACACCCAGCACGTTAGTGGAATACCAGGAATGTAAAACTACTAAAGTAAAAGTAGAAAGTGTTGTTTACTTTACAGACCTGGTATCCACTTACTTTGAGGAAGATGACATCTTGCAAGCATTAAATATAATTTATTGTGAAAGTTCAGGAAAACCTAACGCAGTAGGAATAAATAAAAATGGTAGTAAAGATGTTGGTCTTTGGCAATTTAATGACAACACATGGGCTTGGTTAAAATCTAAACTAGATATAATAAGTAATAGGACTAATCCAAAAGTATCTACAGCTGTAGCTAGTTGGTTAGTCTACAATGATGGATGGCATCATTGGAATAGTAGCAAGCACTGTTGGAAAGATTACAATAACGAATACTTGTATATGGAGGAAACTAATTAATGAATGATTATTATAAATCGTACACATCTAAGACTTGGAACATATGGCGTACACAAAATGTTCTAGATACACATGATATTAAATGTAAAAATTGTCGTAAAAAATTTAAATCAGATTACAAGTACACAGAACGATGTGTGTCTTGTGAACAGAAAATGTTTGACGAATATTTTGGAGAGGAATAAATGGCGAAAATAGACATAAATAAAATAAATATATTTACACACCATAAGTATTTAAAAGTATGGGCTACACAGTTTAATCAAGCATGTGGTAGCGATACATTTAAAGTACAACCTGATATGAAAAAGTTAAGGTTTCTTATGGATAAATTTGTAGCAGATTATAACTGGCATTTAGAACAATTAAATGCAGAGTTTCAACAGGATGCTCATGTTAAAGATTACAGACGTTTAGAAGAAGAATAGTGGAAAGTTTATCACCACTTAGAGAACAAGCTATGAAACGTGCAAGTGGTAGTTGTGAGTGGGCTTACTGTAATGATAATAAGTGGTTAGAGTTAGCACACATACAAGGCATAGGTATGGGTGGTAGCAAGAAACGTAAGTTTGATATAAATAATGTAGCTATCTTATGCAAATGGCATCATGATATTTATGATGGTAGGCAATCAAGTGGACATAGTAAAGCTTATAGGGATTTATTAAAAGGATATCTTAAAAGAGAAAGTACTATAACTTAACCGAAGTAACCTTGGTCTTTAAGCTTCTTCATATCTTTCATATCTTGTGCAAGCTTTTCGTGTTTTAAACCACGGTATACATTAGCAACGTCTGACGCAGTAAGTTTATCTTTATTTGCATTAGAACCAAATGCTTTTTGAGCTAAAGCTTGTTGTTGTTTAACACGTTTATTTAACTCAGATGGACCTAATCCAACTATACCTTTACCTACTAATAAGTTTTTCATACCTGGAGATATAGGTGTTACACCATATTTTTTCCCAGGGTTTCTTTTTGGCATTAGTAACTTAACTTCGTATTTTTGTTGCGAGTATTTCTATCTTCCCAAGTTTTTATATCAGCTGGTTTAATAGTACCTGACATTATATAGTAATCACCTATAGGTAATGGTTCATCTAAATGGTCTTTCCAACCTTCAAAAGTAATTGCTCCAGCTCCTATACGACCACCACTCATAGCACGAGTAATTTTTTCTGTTTGGTTTAATGACATGTGGTCACCACGGTAACCACCATACTTACCTGCACCTTCTATACGTTTAATATTTCCAGGCATATTATTTACTCACTGTTATTTGTTTAAACATTATAAATCTTCCAATGTATAAACATTACGTTCATCTATTTTAGGAGCAGCAACTGCATCAGCTATTGTATTAACAGATACTTGACCATCACTTTTGCCGTGACTCATAATGTCTATACCAGATTCAATACCTAATGCTACATTAACTTGATGAGCCATAAGTTTTTGATAGTTTATACCTGCTTCTTCAATACTCTCAGTATCTTTTTCTTGTAAAAAAACTTCGTGTTTGTTGTGATAATGACCTGGCATTATTTACTCGCTTTCTTAACAGGTTTAGCTAATTGTTTTTTAGCAAACTCTTTAACTACTACTAAAGCTGCAGAAGCACCTGATATAGCAGCAAGTTGTACTGCATTAGCGTCTACACCTACAAGTGGAGCAACAGTTAAAGCACCTATAAATGCCTCAACAAAAGTCCATAATGTTTTTTCTAATATATTTTTATATTCTGTTGACATAATATCTCCTATGACAGCTTGTTTATTAATCGAATAATTCTTGGTACACCTTTTTTAGATTTCCAAGCTTGAAATTCTTTTATACCTGACTCTAAATTCTTTAAAGTTTTTTCATTACTAACACCATACGTGTTTGTTCTACCTGCACCAACACCCATATCTCTAAGTACAGGGTCTTTAACAGCAGCTATTTCTTCAGCTACACCACGTAAACTATTTAATGGAGCTTTGTTATCTGTACTATCTATCATATTAAGTATTGTATTTCTTGCTTGTTCTTTAGAAGCAGTGTCAGGAAAGTATTTATTTTCTATATAAGAATATGTAGGTGGTCCTTCTACATTATTAAATGGGTCGATAAAATCAGTTGATTGATAAGCAAAATCATCATTTATATTTTGAACTACATCTTCAATAAAGTCATACACTCTACCTCTAAATTCCATAGCAGCATCTCTTGTCCTTTGTTTAACAGATTGTAAATCTCTATTAATTCCTGCTACTGTTTTATCTAGTGGAGTACCTTTTGAAAATTCCATAGTTTCTTGATTCCAGACTGGACGGGTATTTATCATACCTGTATCAAATGTTCTAGCTTCATTTGGGTTTATTGCATTATCTGGATATCTAAATACTTGGTCAAAAAAAGTATCTGGGTCTGTTGGGTCATAACTTATACCAAATTTTTCTGTTTTATCTACTATGCTTCCGCTAGGTTGACTAAATTTAGGATTGTTTATTTTATTAGCAGGCCCATCAGGGTTTAAACGGTCACGTTCTCTAGCTCTAAAATAAGATACTGTTTCTTGTGTTTGTTTATCAGACATTTCTTTTGTATAAGCTGCTGAATCTTGTGCATCTACAAGTTCATCATAGTCATCAATAGCACCCAAATCATAAGCTTGACTAATATTTTCTATATAATCTTGTTGAGCTGCAGATTTTTTAAGAAGGTCATCACCTTTAGATTTGCCTTCATTTTTAGGGTCATAGTTAGGATTGTCATAATATCTAACTTCTTTACCACCTAAATTGTTTCCACTTATAAATGCCATTTAAACTCCTATGGTAATGCCTTTATGACTTTCTTTAATAAAGACATGTTAGGCGAAATCTCTACACCTTTGCGTAAATTTCTTAATGCTAGTCTATCAATGTTTTCAGGATTTTCAACTTTATCAAACATTTTACTAAGACGTCCTAGTTGTTCTGAGTATTCTATTTGTAGTTTAAGTTCATTATCACTCATATTTTTGAATTGTTTAGCTCTATCTACACTATAAGAATAATTAGATAAGTCTGTTTTAACTCTAGGTACACCTTTATTACTTGGTACATTTGTAGGTTTAGGGTCTTGTTTTTTAATAGCAGCTGTTCTATATTGACCTTTATCATCAACAACTATCTTAGTAAACTCAGGGTCCCATAAATATTCTGTATCGCTTATTCTACCTTGAATAGCACTAGGTGGTGTAGTTAATGGTGGTCCAACTTTACGTGTAATAGCTTTACCTTCTTTATCATATCCAAATGTAACTTTTTGTCCTATTTTAAAATCTTCACCTATTATTTTGTTAGGTGCAGTAGGGTTAGCATAATTAGAAGGTATAGTATCTGTACCATGAAACTTTTCATAATTAGCTTTAGCTGTTTGAAACTGTATATGTTTTTCTTGTGTCATGTCTTGGTCCCATATAGGTGAAAAAGGATTACCATGATAACTACCAGGTCTTTGTTCTGATGTAGACATCATAACATTTACAGTATCTGTAATACCTACTTTGCTTTCTGCTTGTGCTATATCAAGTGCTTGTTCAATTCTTTTATCAGCAGATTTTAAAGCTTTCTCTCCAATAGATGGTTTGTATTTATCAAACTGTGTAGCCATTTTTGTGTACTCATCTAGCTCCTCTACACTTTTAAAACCTTCTGGTAACCCAGCTAGTTTTTGTTCGTAGTTTGTATAAGCATCTATGTGTGCATTAGGATAATATTCACTAGGATGTGCAAAACCTTCTTTGTATTTAAGTTCAGATATAGCAGTTTCTTTATTTTTAATTTGATTTTTTAAACCTTGTACAGTTGTTTGAAAACCTGTGGGTCTTACATCATTTAATCTAGTTTGTCTATTTAAATAATTTCTAGTATGTTTTAAAGCTTGTTCATCTATTCTTGTAAGGTTTACAGTTGTACTTTTAGCAAGTTTTTCGTATTGTTTTTTATATGTAGAAGTTAAACGTAACTCATTGTCTGGTATATTGTCCCATCCAAAATTACGTACAGCTTTTTTAAGTGCGTATATCTCATTAGTTTCACTAGCTACACCTTCACTTTGTTTAAATAACTGTTCGCTTTTAATTTTTGCATCTTCATCTATACGTGTATCAGCTACATTACCTAGTACTGTATTTTTATATTGTTCTAAACCAGGTCTATTTGTTAATATTTTTTCAATAATAAGATTGTCAGCTTGTGTTGTTTCTTCACCTGAAGCAAACATATCTGAAGCTATAGATTTTAATGAATCATTTATTGAAATATCTCCACCTATATCACCTTCTGCAATAATACTTTTAAGTGCAGGTAAATCTTTTTTAGTTATATTAAATTTATTTGTTAGCCTAACAGAACGTGACCCACCTTTTGTTAATTGTTCTACTATATATCTAACACGTTCTAGTTCATTTTTGTTTATCATAATATATTCTTGCCGTCTAGTTTAGCAGATAAAACCTGAACTTCACCGCTTATCTCTTGTAGTTTTTCCATAACATCTTTTGGTTGTATCATATCTGGTGGAGCTGCATTACTTGCTTCTAGTGGTAACTTACCATCATAGTCTATATATTCTACCTTTACATTTAATCCTGCTTCAATAGCTGACGCAACACGTGGATACACAAATTTATATGCATTAACACTAGAAGAAACCCAACCATCTTTTTTAATTAAATTACTTTCTTGGCCATTACCTAACAATAAACAACCTGCAGTATCATCATCATCGTTACCTGCATGCCATAGTATCCATTCAAATCCAGGTACATCGTTAACGTATATCATACCTTTATGAAATGGTGTACCAAACTTAGATAAATATCTGTTATGCCATCCACCTTCAGTACGTAATGTAAGCTTATAAGTACCTTCAGGTATACGTGTTTCACCCCAGACCTTAGCATCACGTTGTTCATCTTCTAATGTGTAGCAAAGAAATGTACGTTTACCATTGTCAACTTCAAACAATATACCAGATGTAGAGTCTTTACCACTACTTATTCTTAATACTTCATATTTCATTTTTTTATTTTTTTAACTTTTCCATTAACTGTACGTGCATACTTATGTGTTTTAGTTTCTCTTATCAATGTACCATAGTGACGTTTGCCACCCCACATCCAACTTACTTTTTTAGCCATTGACTACTACTTTATATTTTTTACACCAAGCAAACTCTTGTACTATTGCATTCCATACTGTGCAGTTACCTGAAGGTTGATAAGCATAACAGTTACTACATTGTTGTTTACCTTTAGGATACAACTGATATGCAGCAGGTAAATTGTTTATATCTTCGTTTTTATTAATTACCATTTAGCTTTATCTGCCCAATAAGCTGCAGACATCTTACCTTTTTTAATATTCTTAGCATGACGTGCTTTAAAAGATTTTTTCCTAGCTTTTTCTTTAGCAGACTTAGGGTTTTTACCTGCACCAGATACACCTTGTTGACCAAATCTAATTAATTTAAGTTGATGTCCTTCTTGTGCTAGTACTACATGTGATTTAGTAGCATGTTTAGGTGTACGCTTAGGTTTGTTAACACCAGATAATCCGTGTTTTTTAAGTAAATTTTTTTTCCTAGT